CAAGGTCACCGACTGCTCCCATTCCCGGGATCTTAGCTATCAAGCTCAGCAACCGTTCCATGGGTTTGAGGACAGCAAGTGTGAGCGTCTTCCCGATAGCCAGTATTCCCGACACCATCCCACCATCTTTAAAGGCGGCAGAAATGTCAGCCCAGTGGTTCTTGAATTCCATCACCGCGGAGATAAGAGTTCCGAACGGTCCCATGAAGGCCGCAACTGTCGCTCCCCATGTATCCCAGTTCTTAGTCACTTGCCATACCAATGCGACTATACCAGCAAGGGCGACAGCGATCCATGTGATAGGGTTGGCCAATAGGGCTACGGTGAAAGCGGATATAGCCGTGGTAGCGGCAGTGACTCCAGCCACTAAGCCGGTTCCCATGGATATCGCGAGTGCTCCCACTTTAGCAATCATTGCTCCTACGTTGGCAGCAACCATGGAAGTGCCCCATGCATTCATCGAGGCTATTGCTGGTCCCACTATCGTCCACCAGTTGATCAGCCTTAATATCTGTATCTGCATTATCAGGGTTCCAAGAGCCCATGCGGCAGTTGTGAATGCAACCCCCATAGTTATGACGGCAATCTTGACTGCCAAGTTTGGAGGCTGTGCTACTAGGTTCAGGAACTTGGTTAGTCCGCCAACTGTCTTAGTGAGCACAGGTGCTAGCTTATTGAATGTCTTGATCAGGAAGAACTGAATGGCTGTTCCTAGTCGCTTGGTGGTTTCCCACAGGGTCGCCATGTTGACATCCGCCTGTTCAAACGCGATGTTGGTTCCGGTGAACGCCTTCGTCCACTTCTTCAGGAGGGGGATCTGTTCTGTTAAAATGATACCAGCAGTCATCGCTTCCAAGCCGAACAGCTGAGCGTATTCCGCACCAGTTAGGTTAGCAAGCGCAAGGTTCTCAAATGCTTTGGACAGGCCGACGATCTTTGGATTGAGGTTATCGGAACTCTGCATCATCCGCAGCAACATGGTTTTAAACTGAGTACCGGCAATTACACCTTTGAGACCACCTTTGGCCAGTACTTGGAGTGCGGCATTAGTCTCTTCGAAGGAGACTCCACCAACACGTGCGGCGACACCTGCACGCAGGATAGCCTGTCCAGTGTCAGCGATCTCGGAAGCACCTAGCTTAGAACCCACAGCGAGGACGTTGATGACTCGGGTGGCTTCCTCAGCTCCCAAGTTAAATTGGTTCATTGCAGTAGTGAGTACTCGGGTGGAAGTAGTTAGATCCACTCGCGATGCTTTGGATAACATGAGCGCGGAATGTGTAACCTTCTCAATCGCGCCCTCAACTCCAATCAATTCGGATTTGGCAGAAGCGACCAACTTCATAGCTCCGGCAACGTTTGCCCCAGACACACCAAAGCTCCGTGACATGACGAGAGCTTCTTCAGATAGAGCCTCAAGGTCTTTCCCGACGATACCTGTTAAAGCGGACAGGTCAGCGACCGCAACTTCAAAACCAGAACCAGCGTGAGCGACTGCGGCGAATGCAGCAACTAAGCCTATCCCGAGTGCGCGGGATAGGCGGTCGATTGCAACTGTGCTTCCAGCGATTGCCTTCTTATTCGTTTTAGCAATGTTGGTTACTTTGGATATGGAACCGGTGATCTTATCCGTAGACTTCTTAAAGGCGTCGGCAACACGTGCCATATTGGTGCTGCCCTTAATCAGGACATCTATTGTAAATTTAGGCATAGTATTACTTCCTTTTGATCTCGGCTTTGATCTCTTTATCTATTCGATTCAACTGTTCCTGCCAGAATAACATGTCCTCAATATCCATAGACATGATAGAGTCCGGAGGGAAATGGAAAGAGTAGGCGATGTTACCCGCCATCTTCTCCATTTCCCTCAACATGTCCTCTACTCTTCCGACAGTCCGGTAAAATCCTCCATCACCTCATTGAGGGCTTGCAGGTCATCGAACTCAATCTGTTCAATAATCGCAGGTGGATACTTAGTCCATGCGGCGAGGGTGCGGACAGTTTTTTCATACTGTCCATGCTTCTCATGGATATCGAACTGCTTCAACCGTTTCAGGTTTGGTTTCCGCAGAACGATCTCCGTGATGTCCACACCACCGTCGGTTTTGGACTTGATCGGATCTATCAGTTTATATGTTTTTTCTTCAGCCATGGTTCAGTTTTCCTTTGGGTTAGTATTCGTTGCAACGGTCACATGAAAAGGAGAATCCTACTTCTCCTTCATCCACACCAAGCTCAGCCTGTTCAAGGTAAGTTGCACCTGTGAGCATGTAAGATTTACCATTCGCCAATTCGAAGAAGACTTCTCCGTCTACCACATCCTGAAGATCTTTAATCTTCAAGGTGCCCGAATCGGTGATGATACCATTGGCCCCTGCGGCTTTAGGTATACGCTTTGTACCATGATATCCATCAAGTCCTTCAATGGGCTCACGAGACAGGTTGGTGGGGCGGATAGCAACGCTTCCTTTCACGTCATAGCTATCCCCTTGGATGGTCATTCTGATTAAACCTGCGCGATCTGACATTTTGATTCTCCTTTACTTATTTAAGGTTTATGGGTTATATACTGATTACAGGATGAACTGGATCTCACCAGCGAAGATACGGAACTGGTTGATGTAGTCCGTGGGCAGGATTGCATTGATACGATCAGGATCGGTTCCGTCGCGAAGCACAACCAGTTCGTCCTTGAACTGATTATAGTTTTCAACCAACGCCAAGCCTTCCAGCTGAGTGAACCAACCGAGGATTGTTCCAGTGATCATCTTCGGTGTAGCAACAGGCTGATCCGCATTATAACGGGTTCCATCATTTCCGAGCTTATGGCGCGGGTACGTTGTAGTAACTTTGGTAATCAACGTTTGACGCACGAAGGAACTGATGAACATCGTCGTGGTGTTCTGGTAAGACGGATCACTCGCACCGCCAGCATTCGTCAGGTAGGTAGTGGCCAACCGTTCGATAGTTACAACACCAGCTTTCGTCACACCAATTGCTGAACAACCGTCATCGACGAGTGAGTTCTTTTCATTCCACAAACGACGGTTCTCTTTGATCTCCGGAAGAATACCAACCAATGGCAGAGTCTGCAACGGGCGTCCAGGATCGTCACCAAGTGCTGCGGCCATCACACCAGCCAACGCGCCCAGTTGGACATAGTCAGGGGTCGGACGGCCAAGTCCGGCATCCAGCACGGTAAGGAATTCATCGTTGATTGCCTTAGTGAATGTTCCCACTACAGAAGTGCTTCCGCTTTTAGCCACAATAGCATGTCCTTCTAGCTGGACAGTTGGACCAAAGCGACGAGTAATTTCAGCTTTCACCTTGCCGAGATTCGTTGAATCCGTATAGGGCTGAACAAACAACGCAAGCACTTCGTCTGGAAGCACACCAATCGCATCGTCAATGTCAGGATCAGTTGCACCTGTTACTCCTGTAGCGATAGCGATGGCAGTGACTCCGGCGGGGAATGCGTCAGTGTCATTATAGTTCACCCGTACATCGATCAGGTTTCCGACGGTTCCTTTGTTCTTCGCGGTAAGAAGAACATCAGTCACAGTTTCTATCGAAGCAGTTACTGGGAGCGTGGCATCCGCGTTGACCAACGCAATGATTGCGGAGGAGACAGCTGTCGGATCAGCACCACTGGGAACACCAACCTGAATCTGCCGTCCATTGATATAGAGGAAGATAGTTCCAGGAGCGGTTGTGGTTCCTGTGGTCGCGATCGTTTGCGTTCCAGCAGTAGAAGCAGCAGCATCGTTCATTCCTACCGCGAACACTTTGTTCAGGGAGTTATTCTTGAAGTAACCGCTAAGCATTTCTGCGAGTTGAGATCCGGCTCCAAACTTAAGGATGGCATCGGCTTCGGAAAAGATCTGAGTGTATACTTTCTCAGCTACTGTTCCACCTGTGAGCAATTGACCCATAAATACAGAATCAAATGCTGGTGCTGTTAATCCCGAAACTGCCCGAACGTTGGAAATGCTCAGGTAGGCTCCAGGTAAGTTAATGTTATTTGGTACCGTCATGACTTATTTCTCCTTGTTAGTTTTCTTACTTTTCGTTTCTACCTGAATCAAATCTCCAAAACGAAGGAGGCGTTTCACATCCTTCGAAGATTCAATATCAATTTCTCCATTGATAACGTACCCAGTCGAAGGATGTTTCACATCGACACCTTCCGCGGGTTTTACTCTTATTTTATTACTGGTTGTCATGTGTTTCTCCTTATGGGTTATGTAGATTCTGAATTTCAATGTTTATTGCTAGAGCGTCCTCGTGATCTGCCAGTAACACACCAGCGAAGAACTTATCGAATATGCCTAATGCTTGTCCTGTGTTCTCGTCCTCTCCTCCACACCATATTGCATTCGAAGTGAATTCATATCTACGGACATAACGTGAACGGTCTGATTCTACAAAGTCGTCGCCTTGGAACTCTAAAGGGTCTGAGTTTCCATATCCAGCTGGGAGCCATCCATTGAGGGAATCCAGGATCAGTCCCTTGAACCCAACGCTTATCTCTTCGGCTTCCTGTTTCCGTAAGTCCTTGGAATCCTGAACGAGCAGGATATCAAACCCGTGGCCGACATCCTGTCTAAGGGAGGTTTGGTTGGAAAGGGTGTCCGTCGTGTTATCCTGTAGCAGTACGAATAGAGCAGGGACTGTGCAGTTTTGAATATCCTCAATCGCATCGAACTGGGCAGCACCTGCTATCCGGTTTGCGAAGGAAGGGATGGAACTCCGCAACCTTGTAATTATTACACTTGGAGGTATGAATATAGTGCTCATTTTTTAATCCCCGTTCCTATTGATTTAAGTACTTGCTTCCTGAGGTTGGGAAGTTCTTTAGTTACTTCTGGAGACAGCCAAGGGCGTCTCCTCATGTACTTAGTTCCCTCTTCCAGCCACTTGCCGTGTTTGGCCACTGAGCCGACCCGTACTGCGAGGCCTGACACTTTAACGGCATGGATGCTGTTCACAAGCTGACCTGTATCTGACGCAGGGTACTCGCCAGGAGCGGATGCCCTATGCATACGGCCTGAGGCCTTCCGGTATAGGATGCCTGTTCGGGGTGCTCCTCGCTGTATTTCATCCTTCGCGCCTTCAGCTATATTAATTGCGCTGACCAACAAAACCTTGCCGAGCCGTTTCCGAGCATTGTCGGACAGCTTTCCAGGAAGGAGCTTGAGTTCCTTTATCTGGTTCTTATCGGTTGTAATTTTCAGTTTCATGATAATTCATTGAATATGTATTTGGTCATTGTGCCATTGTAGGAGAGCGCCCATGCTTCGGTTCCATCCGGATTCCATCTGAATGAAATAACCGAAGCGAATCCAGGTATGATGTTTTCCTGCCATACTACAGTACTTAAATCCCATGGAGTTGAGAGACTGTATTGCATTACTTTCGCACCGCTTTCGACCATGAACATTTTAGTGCCATCGGGAGAGAAGACCAAACTACGACCATTCTCAGCTTCTCCACTTGGCTGATTGTACCAATTGCCGGAGTATACCATAGTTGCTACTTCACCAGGATCAGGCATGTCATATTCATAAACCCCGTCTGCGTTTACTCCATACATGTAGAGTTTTGTTTCATCTGGATTCATAAATATTGCCACGGGCATTGCATCTTCATTGAAATGCCAGAAGAGGGAGTTATATACTGCAGTACTTATATCCCATGGAGTCGAAAGATTGTATTGGTATGTATTTCGATTGTAATCACTTGTCACG